TATCCATAAAAAGGGATAAGTCGCAATCTTCCTCTAAGTAAGCAAAATTCCCATCCCTGTATGAATAGGCGCTAATATCTTGCGATATACCTAGATCGTTCACAAGGTTATGCGGTACACCTAACCAGCCATGGGAAGGGTCGCAATAAAAAGTAAGGTTTAATTCCATTATTCATCCCTCTCTAAACTGTCGGCTAAATCTTCCAGCATAGAAACTAGGCCGTCGTAATCCTCATCTTCACCCAGCAAACTAGCCAGCATAAAAACTTCGCTACGCGGTACGCCAAAATCCTCAGATAAACCGATTAAATACTCTTTGCGTGTCATGTTATAAACTCCTAGCAGTTGTGAAACCCTTATATAATCAGGGTTTGTGGTCTATAAATATAATAGGTGAAACAACAATAAACCACCTACTATATGCGTGATTTTATGCGCTTGCGCTTGCTTGTCAAGTGTTTTTATCAATTATTTTCTTATCGGTTTCACTTAATGGTTTACCCGTATATCTGAGGGTATAAAAGGCGGGGATTGATCGCGGGAAAGGGTCGCGCTGGAAGGGTTGGCGCGGGCAATAAAGCGAAGCGGAACAGGCCAAAGGGTTAAACCATACAAGGGATAAACACTTATAAACATAGAGGGGAATACTCAAGACCTAAGACCCTTCCCAAACTCTCTTAAACTGTCCTATACTCCAATTGAGCCAATACCTATTAAATACCCATGATGACCAAAGCACCTAAACCGATCAAGATAACGCGCCAAGCGATCAGGGAAACCCTAAAGCATACCCCGATCGATCAAATACTGGTGGGCGCGCACAATGTCGAAAAGGTCAATTTGACCAAAAAGCAAAAGGACTTCGCGCGGAAAGTCGCAGAGGGTAAACCCAAGGCACAGGCTTACCGCGAGGCATACGATTCACAGGCTAAACCCGCGACCCAATCCAATGAAGGCCACAAGTTAATGAAAAACCCTGCTATATGCGCGATGATCGAGGCCTTCACTCTGGCTAATGAGGCGAGGGAATATCTAATTCCCGCTCAAATAAGGACAATGGCGATACAAAACCTTGTATCTATTGCGATCAATGACGAGGAAAAGACCAGCAACAAGTTGAAAGCCCTTGAGTTGATCGGGAAAATGTCTGAGGTCTCATTATTTTCCGAGACTAAAACCCATGTCCACTTACATTCAAGCGAAGATATACGGGGGCAATTATTGGCGGGGCTAAAATCCGCATTCAGTAACTCACGCGGGCTCAATGATCTAGCCAAGCGCAAGGCCGAGTCCCTGCTCATAGAGTTAAGCGATCCGCGCACCATAGAGAGCGAGCAAGACGAGCCCGCCACCCATGATGAAATAGAGATTCCCGCCGACCCACCACACCCCGACCCCCAAAAATCAACCAATTCGGGAAGTCAGAGTATGCATAGTATTCCCCACAATCAATCCGACTCCAATACACTCCTCTCCGATCTCACTCCACCACCTGGCGAAGTGACAAATCCTTTAGAATCAGATACTTGCGTGTCCATAGGTGTTAACCCTGATGCATTTAATGATGATTTAGAGGGGGTACCCATTTCATATTCAGGACAGACCGCCGCAGAAGTTCCACGTGAAACACCCCCCGTCACTGTTTCAAATGAAAAAGGGTAGGGGGTAATATTTTGAAAAAACTAATCAACACCCACTCTCCTGAGATGGAAGCATTACGGAAGTTTAAGCACATGTTTAAAGACTGGGACCGTAAGAAGTTTGAGGCTAAGGTAAAAGAGATAGAGAGCAAAGATAAACCAGACTGGATGAAAAATGTTTAACGGTGATATTAGGCTGGCCAGAGTCGAGGACGTGATGAAGTTAGTCAGAGGACTGACACTGGCAGAGATTAAGGCTGTAGTCAAAGAGGCTACTCAGTATCACGACTCGATAGTCCTAGCCTTAGATCCAAAGTGGAGAAAGCCAAATCCACACTGGGAGGAAGATTTATGAGAACCGTATATGAGATCCAGAAGGAGATACAGGCCGTCTCCCATAAATTGAATAACTTGATTCTGGAAAAGAAGCTGACCCTGCAGTGGATGTGGAGCCATGAGAAACAAGCCGAAATACTGGCCGAGAAAGTCATTGAGAAAATGAAGGAAGAAAGATGAGTCCCGCGCAGAAAGAGACTTTTTTGATTATTGATGAGTACTGGAAGAATTTCGGGTACGGACCTACCATTGATGACATCATGCGAATTACGGGCGAAAAAGGCCGTGGGAACGTAGCGCGGAAAATGAAGACCCTGATTGAAATTGGGGTTTGCAAAGGGTTGACGAACAGGTCACGGAGTATCCGTCCAGCGTATATTAATTTGAGGAACCTGAATTGAACATCGAAGAGCTGTTTAATCTATTGTCGGAAGAGGAGCAGGCCAAGCTCTTACCGATGATCGAGAGTCTCAATCTGGCCGAAGAACGTGAAGTTGGCCAGACTGACTTTCTGTCGTTTGTAAAGTCCATGTGGCCAGGATTTATCTATGGACGACATCACGCTCTAATGGCTCAGAAGTTCGAGGACATCGCTAATGGCAAGTCCAGACGGCTTATTATCAATATGCCTCCCCGCCACACGAAGTCGGAGTTTGCCTCCTATCTTCTCCCCGCCTGGTACTTAGGACGGTATCCCGATAAGAAGATTATCCAGTGCTCGAACACCGCTGAACTCGCGGTAGGTTTCGGACGTAAGGTGCGTAACTTAGTCAGCAGCGAAGTCTATTCCAAGATCTTTCCGAATGTCCATCTGAGAGCAGACTCAAAGGCCGCTGGCCGCTGGGCTACAAATGCCAACGGTGACTATTTCGCTATCGGTGTCGGCGGTACCGTGACGGGTAAAGGTGCTGACTTACTGATTATCGATGACCCCCACTCGGAACAAGAGGCTGCTTTGGCTTCCTCGGATCCCGCGGTTTTTGATAAGGTATTTGAATGGTATACCTCTGGCCCACGTCAACGTCTCCAGCCAGGTGGCTCGATCATAGTCGTGATGACCCGCTGGGCCAAACGCGACTTAACAGGGAAAATCTGTCAGTCCGTCATTGACCGAGATGGCGAGATCTGGGACATGATCAGTCTTCCAGCCATTCTGCCTACAGGAAAACCACTCTGGCCAGAGTTCTGGTCTTTGGATGAACTATCTAAATTACGGGATGAGCTGCCTCTTCCAAAATGGCAGGCGCAGTACCAACAAGACCCAACCTCGGAAGAAGGCGCGATTGTCAAACGGGAGTGGTGGAAAGTCTGGGAAGGGGAAAGACCGCCTCCCTGTGAATTTATCATCCAGTCTTGGGATACCGCCTTTACTAAAAACGAGCGTTCAGACTACTCGGCCTGTACAACTTGGGGTGTCTTTAATATGAACGAAGATCCCAACAATACACACATCATTTTGCTAGACGCTTTAAAAGAACGGCTGGAATTTCCTGAGTTAAAGCAGCGCGCCCTCGATATGTATAACGAATGGAGTCCCGATGCGTGTATTGTAGAGGCAAAGGCGTCTGGTGCGCCACTTGTCTTTGAGCTTAGAAAAATGGGTATACCTGTACAAGAATTTACACCAACCCGTGGAAACGATAAGATTACCCGTGTAAACTCTGTTTCAGACCTATTTGCATCTGGAAAAGTTTGGGCGCCCCGCAAACGCTGGGCAGAAGAAGTCATTGAGGAAATGGCGGCGTTCCCAAATTCAGACCACGATGACTTAGTGGATTCGGCAACACAAGCATTAATCCGATTTAGAAAAGGCGGCTTCTTACGGCTTCAGTCGGACGAAGAAGACGAGATTCAGCTATTTAAATCAAGACGCGCAGTCAGTTATTACTAAGGAACGATATGGCAATTGAAAAATCAATGTACGCATTACCCCAAGGACTTGAGGCTGCAGCGGCAATGCAAGAGCCAATTGAGATCGAGATCGAAGATCCAGAGTCAGTCACTATTGGTTTAGACGGTTTAGAAATTGAGATCAAGCCAGAAAAAGAAACGGCAGATGACTTTGACGCCAACCTCGCCGAATACTTAGACGAGCGCGAACTTGCCCAAATCTGCGGTGATTTACTCGGTGACGTAGAGTCAGACGTTAGTTCCCGCAAAGACTGGATGCAGACCTATACAGACGGCATCGAACTTTTAGGTATGAAACTTGAAGAGCGTTCTGAACCATGGGAAGGCGCTTGCGGTGTATACCATCCCCTCCTTTCCGAAGCCTTAGTCAAGTTCCAAGCCGAAACCGTAATGGAGACCCTGCCTCCTGCTGGCCCAGTAAAAACTATTATTGTTGGAAGAGAAACGCCAGAAAAGATGGCTGCTGCCGATCGTGTTCAAAAGGACATGAACTACCAGATTACAGAAGAGATGCCAGAGTTCCGTCCAGAGCATGAGCGTATGTGCTGGGGACTCGGACTCTCAGGTAACGCATTTAAGAAAGTCTATTACGATCCAAGCCTTGCCCGTCAAGTCTCTCTGTTTGTTCCAGCCGAAGACTTAATTGTTCCTTATGGCGCAACAGACCTTCAGTCCGCTGAGCGCGTTACCCACGTGATGCGTAAGACTGAGAATGAAATGCGCAAACTGCAATTCGCAGGATTTTACCGTGACGTAGATCTAGGTTCTCCCGTCTCTTCTTTCGATGAAGTAGAAAAGAAGATTGCTGAAAAGATGGGCTTTCAGGCTTCTACCGATGACCGATATAAGATCCTTGAGATCCAAGTAAACCTGGATATTAAGGGGCATGAAGACGAAGATGAAGATGGAAAGCCTACTGGGATAGCCTTACCGTACATTGTGACCATAGAAAAGGGTACGCAAAATGTACTGGCGATTCGCAGAAACTGGAGACCAGAAGATGAGACTAAACAAAAACGAAATCACTTCGTCCATTATGGCTACGTTCCAGGCTTTGGCTTTTACTGCTTTGGCCTTATTCACCTTGTCGGCGCTTTTGCTAAGTCTGGTACTAGTCTTATTCGGCAGCTCGTGGATGCAGGAACACTCTCAAACTTGCCAGGCGGATTTAAGACCCGTGGCCTGCGAGTCAAAGGTGATGACACTCCTATTTCCCCAGGTGAGTTCCGAGATGTGGACGTCCCAAGCGGGGTCCTCAAAGACAACATTTTGCCGCTACCTTATAAGGAGCCCTCACAAGTCCTCTATAGCTTGCTTGGCACAATTGTAGAAGAAGGCCGCCGTTTCGCTTCGGCTTCAGATATGAAAATTGCCGACATGTCTGCCAACACCCCAGTTGGTACAACACTGGCTATTCTGGAGCGTACTCTAAAGGTAATGTCTGCGGTTCAAGCTCGTGTTCACTACAGTCTTAAACAAGAGCTAAAACTCTTAAAAGACATTATTCGGGATTACACCCCTGACGAATACAGCTACCAGCCAGACATTGGAACCCGCTTTGCTAAACAGTCGGACTACGATAACTGCGATGTAATTCCAGTCTCAGATCCAAATGCGGCTACGATGAGTCAGAAGGTTGTGCAGTATCAGGCCGTCCTTCAGCTTGCTCAGCAAGCACCCCAGTTATATGACATGGGGCAGCTGCACCGCCAAATGCTGGAAGTCTTAGGAATTAAGAACGCTAAAAAGCTGGTTAAGATCGAAGATGATCAAATGCCAGAAGATCCTATTACGGAAAACATGAACATCTTGAACATGAAACCCGTTAAGGCGTTCTTATATCAAGATCACGCGGCGCACATTCAGGTTCACATGAATGCTATGAAAGATCCAAAAATAGCTGCTTTAGTGGGCCAAAACCCGCAGGCTCAGGCTATTCAGGCAGCTGCTCTTGCTCATATTCAACAGCATTTAGCCTTTGAATACCGCAAGCAAATGGAGCAAATTATGCAGATCCAGTTGCCAAACCCAGAAAATGATGAAGAAATGATCCCACGCGATCAAGAAGTTCAATTGTCCATCATGGCAGCACAAGCCTCAGATGCCTTATTGCAACGCAATCAAACCGAAATTGCGGCGC